GTCAATCGTTTCCTCGTCGGAATGTCAACGTTAAGCCCAGCCCCGGCAGTATCACGGCACCGTTTAGAACGGTGATCGAAAATATTGACGCGTCTGGAGCTTATACGCTCAGTGTAGGAACAGCATCCACTGTTTTAAAATCGTGGACCTGGTCAGGCACTGTGACACCCGGCTTCGGGGGAAAGAAGGCTTCGTCGTTACCGGTTAATCCGTATAACGAACGTATCCGACTTTTCTATGAGAACACCAATGTGTATCACACGTTCGTACCATCGAACGGTGCGAATCACACTGAGGTTCTCCCGTGGACGAATGATCTTCCGGATCCCGGCATGCAATCGCATAATCCGGTTGCACGTAACAAAGCGATCAGAAAACTTATCGATAGTGCTGAGCTTGCAATAGATGCAAATCTAGCGCAAGACTTCGCACAGATAAGCCAGCTCACGAACCTCATAAGTGGAACTTGTGGGAGATTCGTTGGCTCAATTGGTGACCTCAGACGTGGAAACATTGCTGGGGCCATCAATCACCTGACCGCTGGACGGACCCGTCTAGCCATGCCCAAAGGTAAACCTAACCGGAAAAAAGACCTAGCTGAAAATTGGCTAGAGCTCCAGTACGGTTGGAAGCCTCTGCTCATGGATATAGAAGGGTTGTTAAAGAGCTTAAGCAATCTAACGATTGCTCAGCCCACCGTCCGTCGGGTTGTCGGGAAAGGGTCTCAAGAGCGTCAAGCGTTGTCCATTTTTGATACGTATTCCGCTACTACTATCGGTCCTAGAAAAGGTAAGTTTCTTTACCGATTCAAGACCGACTGTAAGATCGGAGTTACGTTCACGATGTACTCGCCTATGCTCTCGTTCCTTGCCCAAACCGGTTTCACAAACCCCATTAACCTCGTATGGGAGATACTCCCCTTCAGCTTCGTAGCTGACTGGTTCATCGGTATCGGTCCCTATCTCGAAGCCTTATCGGCTTGGGATGGGTTGACCTTTATCGATGGTTACCAGACTCAGTTCTCGAAGATGTGGGTTTCTGGTTCCGTGGACTATGATGGTGTCAACGTGGGTAACCCTGCAGGGCAAGTGTTCCAGGACGCTCGGCTCAAGTTAGAAGAGGTGTTATTCGAAAGGATAAAGCTTACAGCTTTTCCCTCGATGACATTTCCTTCTTTCAAGAATCCGCTCGGTTCTGTCACGCATGCCATGAACGGTATTGCCCTTATTGTTGGCATCTTCCATGGTAAGTGAGGTCACGGGATCTTCTTTTAATAAGAGGTACTGACACATGTCCGCTATTGCGGCTGTGAAGCTGTCGAGCATCATTGACCATTCGCTTGCTCGTCTTACGACGAGCGCAACGGTCAGTGTTGATTCGACCCTGAACCCCGAAGGAATTAATTCCCAAGGGATCGCGGCATGGGTTGACCGTTCTGGCGGAATCGCCATCGGTTATCCCCGGTTAACGATGTCGGTACGCCCGCCTACTAAGGCGTCGCGTATCTACAAAGTAACCGCCAAGCTTGTCCTCCCGAC